CCGTTTGCGGGTGCTACTCGACAGATTCCGATTGGGAGCAACTACGGCACCGCCATCTATAACGGCGATGTGGTTCAGTTGAACTCTTCGGGAAATGTCATCATTACGACCCTTCAGAACGACGCATCGGCTGTGGCCGGTGTGATTGGCGTGTTCCTCGGCTGTTCGTACACCGATCCGGCGAGCAAGCAGAAGTTGTTCTCGCAGTACTATCCGGGTGGCGTTGTCGCTAGCGACATCGTTGCTTATGTCTGCGATGACCCGAATGCTTTGTTCAAAGTGGTTAGCGTGACGAGCAACGTGGCGGACAACGCTGCTGGTGGACTTCTCCCGGCGTTCGTGTCTCGTGCAAACTCGTTCGGCACCAATGCTGAGCTTGTTCTTAACACGGGCTTGAACAACACGGGTGACAGCCGCATGGGCGTCTTCATCAACAACGTGACGACTTCGTTGCCGTTCCGTGTGGTTGATGTGGTTGCCGATACGGCGAACAGCAGCGGTAACTTCGTCGAGGTTATCGTCAAGTTCAATGCTGGCTATCACGCGTATAACAACGCGTCTGGCACCTAATAGGGAGTTCTAAAAAATGGCTATTTCACGTGCACAACTTCTTAAGGAGCTGCTGCCCGGCCTGAACGCCCTGTTCGGCATGGAGTACAAGCAGTATGGTGAGGAGCACAAGGAGATCTACGAGACTGAGACCTCCGAGCGTTCCTTTGAGGAAGAGACGAAGCTGAGCGGATTCTCCGCTGCCCCGGTTAAGGCCGAGGGTTCCGCTATTGCGTATGACAATGCGCAGGAAGCTTGGACGGCTCGTTACAACCACGAGACGATTGCTCTCGGCTTCTCCGTAACGGAAGAAGCGGTTGAAGACAACCTGTATGACTCGCTCAGCAAGCGCTACACGAAAGCCCTTGCCCGTGCTATGTCGTACACGAAGCAGGTTAAGGCTGCATCGGTGCTTAACAACGCCTTTGCTGCCGGTGTTGTCGGTGGCGACGGTGTGTCGCTCTGTAACGCCAGCCATCCTCTCGTATCTGGTGGTGTGAACAGCAACCGTTTGACGGCGTCGGATCTTAACGAGACTTCGCTTGAATCGGCTGTGATTCAGATTGCCGGTTGGACCGATGAGCGCGGACTTCTCATTGCTGCGAAGCCGAAGAAGCTCATTATCCCGCCGTCTCTGATGTTCATTGCGAAGCGCCTACTCGACACGGAACTCCGTGTTGCGACCGCTGATAACGACATCAACGCTATCAAGTCGATGGGTGCGATTCCGGGTGGATATAGTGTGAACCACTTCTTGACCGACACGAACGCTTGGTTCTTGACGACTGACGTTCCGAACGGCTTGAAGCACTTTGTGCGTTCGCCCATGTCCACCGGCATGGATGGTGACTTTGATACTGGCAACGTCCGCTACAAGGCCCGTGAGCGTTACAGCTTCGGGTGGTCGGATCCGCTGGGCATCTTTGGCTCACCCGGTTCTTCGTGATAAGACCAAGATCGGGGGGCTTCGGCCCCCCTTTCTTTATTTGAGTATTGAGTGTATATAGTCGTTATCGGGAATAACCCGCTTATCAGACAGACCCGACTGACGACATGCAGACTGATAAGCACAACTCGCATGTGAGGTATTTATAAAATGGCACGTACAACTTTTTCCGGCCCGGTTGCTTCGGACAATGGTTTTATTGGCGATGTTACCGGCAGCGTTACTGGCGCTGTTTATGTAGCTGATTTCATCGACATGCCCATTATTACTACCGGTGAACTTCCGGTCGCCGCTGCAGGTAATGCTGGTCAGGTTCGCTTGATTAGCGATAACGGCGCAGGCAATAACGAATATTGCTTGGTGATCAGCACGGGCGCTGCTTGGGTGACTGCTACTGGCGCTGCTCTGACCTAATTTGTCTCCCGTAAGGGTTTTTAACTCAAGGAGCAAATTATGAGTTTCGCAAGTGACGTACAAGCTAAAACTCTGACTGCTACGGGCACAGCCGTTAATGGGCGATCCCGCGTACAGGGGGTTTACTTTGTCAATACTGCCACTGCTGACACCATCACGATTAAGAATGGTTCAACCGGTGCTACGGTAATGACAATCCCGACCCCGCCTGTTGCTGGCGCACATGATCTTTTGATACCGGACAACGGTATCTTGTGTGCAGATGAGATCTATGTCTCGTTTGATAACGCAAAGGTCACCAGCGTTACGGTGTTGTTCGTAGGCGGCTCGGCTGCTTAATCATGCCGAAGTCCCCTGCATGGCAGCGGAAGGAAGGTAAAAATCCTGCTGGCGGCTTGAATGCCAAAGGCAGGGCTTCCTACAACCGTGCTAATCCGGGCAAGCCGGGTCTTAAGCGTCCCCAACCTGAAGGTGGCGCTCGCCGTGATTCTTTCTGTGCCCGAATGAAAGGCATGAAGAAAAAGCTCACGAGCAAGAAAACCGCCAACGACCCCAATAGTCGCATCAATAAAAGCCTACGGGCTTGGAAATGTTGAGGTAGTTATGGCGAGTAAATGGATTCAAAAGGCTATCAAGAAGCCGGGTGCTTTGCGTAGCAGTTTGGGTGTGAAGAAGGGTAAAAAGATTCCGGCGAAGAAGCTTGCTATGGCAGCTAAGAAACCGGGCAAAATGGGTCAACGTGCGCGTCTCGCGCAAACTTTACGAGGGTTTAAGAAATGATGAAGAAATCTGGTGTGAAGAAAATGCAAGTTGGTGGTATGGCGGCTCGTCGTGCTGCGAACCGTGCGGCTAATGCTGCCAAGCGTCAAGCAGGTTTTGAGTCGCGTATGGCTGCAGCAGGCAAAAGACGAGGCGTTTCTGATGAGCAACGCGCTGCGAATCGCGCTTCCAATGCAGCCAAACGCAAAGCAGGTTTTGATACTCGTATGGCGGCTGAAAAGGCTCGTCGTCAGCCGGGTCGTGCTGCATTTAAAGAGCGTATTGCTGCGGCCCGCGCCAAACGTGCTGCTCGCGGCATGAACAAAGGCGGTTCTGTTGATGGTTGCGCTATGAAGGGTAAGACCCGTGGGACGATGATCTAATGAAACGTTACCAAGAAGGCGGCGAAGCCGAAGGTATAAGCGGTACCGCTGGACGGACGTCAACTACGGAGGATAAAAAGCCTCGTACTACTGACGATATGACGTTTGGTCAAGCGTTTCGTGCTGCTCGTAAAGAGGGTAAGGATACCTTCATGTGGCGCGGTAAAAAGTACACGACCGAAACTAAGGAAGAGAAGGACCGCAAAAAAGCGGATAAAGACCGTGAACGCGCCGATAAAGAGCTTAAAGAAGTCGAGGTTACCGGCAAACGTCGTATGACGACTGATGACTTTATGAAAGGCTCAGATCGTACTATGGGAGTTAAAACCGGTGCGAAACGCGCTCAACCAAGTATGGTCGATTTTAAAACCCAAGGTCGGCGTAAACCTGAGTACAGCAAAAAAGACTTAGAACTTCCTAGCAGTATGCGACGAGGCACCTTTGATCGAATCACCCGTGGATTTAAAAAAGGTGGCAGGATCGACGGTTGTGCGATGCGTGGCAAGACCCGAGGGCGGATGCGCTAATGGCTAAAGCCAAAAGCAAAGTGAATGCGGCAAAAAACTATACCAAGCCCGGTATGCGTAAGCAGTTGTTTGAGTCAATCAAGGCTTCAGCTACGCAAGGTACTAAGGCAGGTCAATGGTCGGCTCGTAAGGCGCAGCTTTTGGCGAAGCGGTATAAAGAAAAGGGTGGCGGGTATAAGTCGTGAAGAAGCCCCAACAATCGTTAAAGGCTTGGACTGAACAGAAATGGAGAACTAAAAGTGGTAAACGATCTTCTGACACGGGTGAAAGATATTTACCGGAAGCTGCTATCAAAGCTCTTTCCTCCTCCGAGTATGCCCGAACCACCGCCGCCAAAAGAAAAGGTAAAGCGCAAGGCAAACAATTTGTACAGCAACCCAAAGGCATTGCTGCTAAAACGCGCAGCTTCCGCCAAAAAGGCAAAGGCTAACCGGAAATGAATTACCGAAGTAAAAATCCAGTACGTAAATTTAACGTAGGTGGAGTCCCAACTACCTCTCGTATGGGGTATGGCGTGGAGTCTTATGATCCTGTTACTTATCCGTTTCCAAGTTCCGAAGGAGCGGGTTCAGTTGGGTCAACTACGAACAATACGATTACTGTGAATGGGCAGGATGTTGCTGCAACTGAGGATCAGGCATATACAGATCCTTATGCAGTAGAAGAAAGTCCTACGATGATGCGACGGGGTGGTCGGGTTAAGTCTAAAAAATCCAAGCCCCGCGCACGTGGTGACGGACTCGCTAAACGCGGAAAGACACGGGGTAGGTTTGTCTAATGGCTTATAACACCACGGCTACTACTAGTTTTAATCTCGACCTCAACAACATCGTTGAGGAAGCCTTTGAGCGTTGCGGGGCTGAGCTTAGAACTGGGTATGAGCTTAAGACTGCCAAGCGTAGTCTTAATTTGCTTTTGATGGATTGGGCAAATCGTGGTGTGAATCTGTGGACTTTGGAAACAGGAACGCAGGCTTTGACTGCGGGTACAGGGACGTACGATCTTCCTGCTGATACGGTAGATTTACTTGATCATGTAGTCCGTACAGGCACGGGACAGAATCAGATTGATATCAACATCAGTCGTATTTCCTCCAGTACTTACGTTGCGATACCTAATAAGAACGCAACGGGTAGGCCCATTCAGATTTGGATTGATCGGCGTACGGGGGCGACTGATTCTACGGGTAGCGTGGTCTATCCCCAGTTTACGGTTTGGCCTGTGCCAGATTCCGGTACCACGTATACCCTTTTTTATACACGACTGCGTCGTATGTTCGACGTAGGTAGCGGAGCAAACGGGCAAGATATCCCGTTCAGATTTCTCCCCTGCATGATTGCAGGTTTGGCCTACATGTTATCGATGAAGATTCCGGGCGCTGAAACCCGCACACAGATTTTAAAAGCCCAGTATGACGAGGCGTGGGATTTGGCTTCGGGTGAAGATCGGGAGAAGGCTCCTGTTCGGTTTGTCCCAAGGCAGAGCTTTGTTGGGTCTTACTAATGGGCAACAGGTTTTCATCCGGTAAACATGCGATTGCCGAGTGTGATCGTTGTGGATTCCGGTACAAACTAAAGCAGCTTAAAGAGCTAGTTATTAAGACCAAGAATGTAAACATCTTGGTTTGCAATGAATGTTGGGAGGCTGATCAGCCTCAGTTGCAGTTAGGGATGTATCCGGTAGATGACCCTCAAGCTGTGCGAAACCCCCGTCCTGATACTAGCTACACTGCTCCGGGTAATGATGGGGCAGGTGGGAGTCGTATGTTTCAGTGGGGGTGGAATCCAATTGGTGGGTCTTCTTCTATAGATAATGGGCTAACCCCGAATGATTTGGTTACTATAACTGCTGTAGGTAATGTCACTATTAGTGTGACCTAGGAGAGACTGATGAAAAAGGATATGCCGAAAAAGGTTAAGAAGGTAAAAGAGTCGAACGGTAATCGCATTAAGTACATGAAGATGCGTGGAGCCGGTGCTGCGACTAAAGGGACCAAGTTCAACGCCGGTATTGATTAAGAGTTA